TAAAGGAGTGAATAAACCTTTTTGTAAATTTTTTAATTCCTTCTTACCTAATCTATCTTGAACTTTTTCATCGATTTCTTTTTTATTAGCTTTTAATTTTAAAGCCGCAATGTAGTCTTCGAAGAATTCTTTTTTAACTTTAAACGCAGCTTGGTTTGCTATTATATATCGATCAACAATATCTCCGGGATTTAGAGGACCACCTTTTAAAAGTTCAGATGTAAACAATTTTCTAGAATTACGGATACCTCTACTATAATCCGCTATCTTAAAATTGATCGCTCTTTCTGGGTCAACGTTAACAGCTCTAAAACCAACGATTCCGGCTAGCTCATCTCCTAATTCATAAGTCTGTCCATATTCATCAATTTTACCATCCGCCCCCAAGATAGGTACATCAATAGGTTCAAATGCTAAATCTAAACGTTTAAATGCATTGAGAGAGCCAGGTGTTTGAGACTCTACTAAATGTTCTATAATCTTTTTTGCTTTTTCTCCTGCGGGAGCTTCAGGATTATAAATTTCTTTAAAGTCTCTTGTACGTCCACCCCTAATAATAATGTCAGTCGCAGCTTCTGTCCAAATAGATTCACTAATAAAAGGAGATCCTAATTCTTTAGTTGATACAAACAGTCCTTTTAAGAAATCATCCATAATGCCATCTTCATCATCTCGACCTTCGGCCACAGCATTAATAACTGTTTGCACGGGTCTTATTAAAGTGTCATAGGCATTACCATGAGAAAAATCTACATATTTTAATTTACCTGTTTTATCATCTCTAACAGGAATTAAAGTAGAGTTTTTAGACCATTCTGGAACATATCGTCGGAGAGCTTGCATTTCATCTTCTGCTACATTGTACATAGCCTTGGCGGCTTCCACAGTCATGTAAGGCACCGCAGCTACAGTTGTTCCAAAACCAAATAATCTTTTAAAACCAATTCCTTGTAGTGGTTTGACTACAGTTCCATCTTCTAAAGTTTCTTTATAGTTTATTTCTTTGAGAGATCGTCTAACAATATTTGTTCCTGTTCTTAATATTTCAGCCGGAAAAGATACGAAGTTTCCAACAGGAAATTTTCTAAGGGTTTGAACAAATTCGCCAACATAATCATAATTTGGAACATTATTTTTTACAATGTCGGCCGCTTCTTCCATTAACTGTTTATCTGTTCTTTTTATACCTGCTTTACTATAAGCCTTTCCTAACCTACTTTTTTCTATTGCAAATGTAGTAATTTTCCAAAAGTCGTCTTCAGCGGTGTATAAATCTTGAGCTGTTTTTCCTATGTTCTTAAAAGGTTTCAATAATAAATTAAGACCTTTTCTATTATTTAACCCTTCTCCAAAATCAAGATCACCTAATAGTTTTCTTAAATCACCTAATCTTACATTACTATTGACAACACCTAATCTTAATAACTCTTCATAAAATTCATTAGACTGCCTTGCGCCAACAACGGGTATTTGTAATGCTTTATATGCGTCCTTCATTGCTTTACCTATTTCTATTGGACTTGTAATACCTGGAATAATTCCATTAGCCGCGGCAAACGCTCCTGCGCTTACAAAGTTACGAACGTGAGTTATCGGAGAAAGAATAGTTTTAGCTATTTGTGATGTGGCTTTGGGATATAAAATAAAACTGTCATACACAAAAGACAAAGCAGGATTACTAATTAAATTCTTTTCACCTACTTGAAGTGCTTCTTGTATTCCTTTTGATGTGAATAACCCTGCTACCGGATTACCTGAACCTATTTCAAAAACTTTATTAGGATCAACAAAAACTTTTTCTACATTACCTACACCAAAAATAGCTTCCGCAGCTTCTTCACTGTCGTAAAACATCCCTGGTCTACCTTTTTTAATAGCCTCATCAGATATATTTTTTATGTTTCGATAAAACTCATTTATTCTAGATATGCCTGACACTCTTTCCGTGCCTGCTAAAATAGTTTGAGTAGGGTTTTCTACTTTACCAAGTAATTCTTCTACTACTTTTCTTTTTTCTTTTGGTAAAAATTTTAAACTAATAAAGCCACCTTTACTAACAGCTCCTTCTAGAACTTCATCAGATATGGTGTTTTTTAAAAACCCCATGGGAGCTTTGAATATAGGATCAGGGTTTCTCGTATCTGTAAAAGTCAAAGCTTTTGGCATTCTTGCTGTTTTGATTATTTGTGAAACATATGTTTCTGCTTGTTCTCTTGTTGCAGTACCTGATTGCATAAACATATCAATAGCTTTGTTGACGGCTTGTCTTGTAGGTGTGTAAGACATCCAAGGAAGCAAAGGTTTGTTAACAAAAATGTCGTAAGTGCCTCCTAAATATTCTTGAAATTTTTTAGCAAACTCAACTTGAAACTCTTTGAAAGCATTATCTTTCTCACCTTTTAAAGTGTAACCTATACTAGAAAACATATCTCCCCACGAACCACGAATATCATTAAATCCTTTAAATAAAGTATCTATCTCTTTTTGTTTAGCTCCGTACTTTTTTAATTCAGTGATTGCTGTTTGAATTTTTTCACCATTCATATTTCCAAAAGTTACTTTACCATCATCTCCTATTTTAGGTGAGCCGGAAAGTAAAGCATCATTAACTGTTTTCGTTAAATCTTTTTTTTGTTTTTGAGTTGTTTGATTAAAGATACTTTTAAAAGTAGGAAATAATCCGTCTATAATTTTATTTGTTTCTCTTGCAATATTTTGAGCTTTGTTTACATCTGCGGAACGTTTACCTATTGTTGTTCTTTTTTCTCTAAAAAATTCTGGAGTTTCTTTACCTCTAGCTCTAAAAGCAGCAGCTGTTTTTTCTAATAATTTATCAATAGCATCATCGGAAGCTTGTAGCTTTTTACTTCTATTGGCAATTGCTTTAATTGTAGCTCCGACACCACCTATTAGTCCAGAAAACAAAGCACCCTCTGTTCCAAACTTAACTCTATTTACTAAATCTCTTGTAACATCTTCGTCGTTACTTCTATCTAATTCAGTGGGGCCACCGATTAAATCACCAAAAGTTCCAATATCTTCTACATCCGCTACAAAAACACCTTCTGCAATACCACTTCCTAATGTACCTGCGGCATAAGATTTTAGTTTGTCTTTTTTAGTTAGATTAACTGCTTCTTTTCTAGCCGCTCTCAAATCATTTGAATCAAGAGATTTTTTATCTAAATTAAAATACTTTTTAGCTTTCTTAGCTTTGATTGCTTTGTTAGCAAGACTAGCACCTTTAGTAAAAGCAACACCACCAGGGACACCAATACTAACTAAAGTTTCTGTTATTTTACCAGCTGCGGTAGCTTCTGCTTTCTCTTCAAAAATATTGATATCATCAAAAAATTTTTCTACTTTTGCTGATGTATTGGTATCAGCCCCTAAGTCATAAAGCTCTGCACCCAGTGATACAACACCCTCTGGTATTTTTAAAACACCAGATGCAATACCATTTAAAACAGATTCAATATTGCCGATTTCATTTTCATCAGGCTCAGAAATATCTTTTTTAGTTTCTGATATACTTGATTCTTCTTTTAAAGGGTCTTTTAAAAGATCCTCAAATGTAGTAACCATTTAATCTCTCTTTCTAACCAGAAGCTTTTGTTTTAGCTTCTTCTAAACTATAACTAGAACCAGTTTCTCCTGCTTTGTTTTTATAGAAGAATTGAAAAGAAACAGGATCAAAATACACATCTCCTGCAGATATATCTCCGGGTGTGATTGTTGGTCTATAATCTGATCTTTCATTTTCTGCATCATAATAACTTTCGTAAGATATAGTTTTAACACCTTGTCTTTTGTACAGTTCTGCTTGAGCAAAACCACTAGGATTTTGTTTAATTAAATCATCATCTGATTTAGCAAATGCTGATGTTAAATCTTGAAGTTCTCTTTCTGGAGAATAAGCTGATAACAATTGAGATTTTTCTGTTCCATAAACTTTTTTCTCTGCCGCTGTGTAAGCGTCCGCTCTGTTCATCCCATTATCCATATATCTCTTTGCTAGAATATCTACTTCTTGTGCTTTCGTTGGAGTCTTTTGAGCGTCCTTTGCTATCTTTTCTTGGATCGCTAATAGCCTTGCTTTTCTACTTAAATCATCAACACCTTCTAATTCTTCAAAACCTTTCTTTAAACCACTAACTACGCTTCCTTCTTCCAACGCTTCTAATCCTCCAGCAGTTAAAGCTCTAAAAGCCGCTTGTGCTCTTGCATCCTTACCACCTAATAATTTTTCATATATTTCTGCTTTTTTAGTAATGTCTTCTTCAAAATCTTCTAATTTAATATCATCTAAATCTTCATCTAAACCTGCTCCGCTTGATTGATTTATTTTTGTGGTCTCAGGTTTTTCTTCAGGTTTTTCTTCTTCTGTTTTTTTAGGAGAGGAAGTTATAATAGGTAATTCAGAAGCAGCAGCACTAGGTATTAAAGAAAAACTAGAACCTTCTTTTCTAATACCAGGCACTGTTTGATCTATAAAATCTAACATTCTGTTTCTTTGCCCTTGTGCTATTGCACTATCAGGACCAATACTAAATAAAGTATCTCCAAACTTTGGTTTTGGTCCAGGAGTAAATGGTCCTGAAACATAAGGATCTAAAGTTGTTCCACCCACAGCGTAAGGCTCGCGATCCTCGATCCCCGACATAATGCCTGTGCCTTTACTGTTCGCTCTTCCGCCATCGCGGAACATCGGTCTTTTTAAAGTTCTACTCATCGTGGGAATATTCCACCTGGTCCAAATAATTGTCCGCCAATACCTGCCGCTGTAGCACCCACACCTAGTATCTGTGATAGTGGACTAGGAGGTGGAGCAGTGGTTGTTTGGAAAGTTTGTTGTGCAGGGTATCCACCAATTAATCCTGTTAATTGCTGACCCACAAAACCTAATCGTTGTTGTTCTTCAAACGCTTGTTCTCTTGCGGCTTGTGCAGCGGCATCAAGAATAGCTTGTGATTGAGCTTGTTGGCCTAATCCTAATTGTTGTAATCCTGAAATTTGTTGTTGTGCTAATTGTGGAGCTAATTGTGCCAATCCTTGCTGTTGTTGTGATAACGCTTGTTGTTGTTGAAATGCTTGTGAGGCTTGTTGTTGTGCTTGTTGTAAAGCCTGTGCTCTGAGTTGTGCTTCGAGTTGTGCTTTACCCATAGCTGTACCTACATCAAACTCTGCTTCTTGCACTGCTTGACGACCACCACCAAAGGCACCTAATTGTGCCGCTTGTGTTCCTATTTGTTGTCTTGCGATATCACGTTCTCTTTGTAACGCCGCGAGAGAGGTGTCAATCACTTCTTGCTGATATGGCGACATAAATTCTTGATAAGCTTGTGGTCCTACGAATTGTCCTGCTTCTGTAGCTTCGGCACCGGCTTGAGCTAGAAAAGGTTCAAATGATCCAAGGCCCGCGGCTTGCTGATACGCTTGTTGTTGTAAGGGGTCTTGCGCGGCAACTGTTGGAGCAAAAGAAGCGGTATCAATAGGTTGCCCCAATAAAGGCATGAGTTTTTCTGTTAGTGTTGTTCCCGCCGCCTCTATAAACGGCGCGGGTTTCGTCGTGGTAATCGTTTCTTCTGCCATTAGACTCTAGCCTCCAATTTATTCATCAAATCATACATTCTTTTTGCCCCTTTGTTAACACTTCCTCCGCCTGCAGCTCTTACTGCATCAGCGGTCATGACAAATTCATTCTTTGATAATCTTGCGGGAACATCATCGGCACGTTCTTTTGCACCAATTGGCACAAAACCACCTGGTCTTAAGTCCATTTCAGCAGGCATACCACCCATTTTTAAGTTCATGATACCACCGTCTTTTTTTCCAGTGTTAAGCATTTTTCGTATTTCTTTTAATTGATCCATTATAGTTGTGGCCTCATCTCCGGTTAAGTTAGGGTCTTTAATTTTTTCTTCTAATTTGTCTAAATAATCAGAGTATATTTTTCCCCTTTCCTCTAGACCACCTTCAGCATATTTAATACGTCCGCCCATAGCTTCTTTAACACGACCCTCTTTTCGAGGTTCCATAATCTCATCTATCATTTCATCTTCCATTGAACCTTCGGGTGGATTAAAAGGATCCATTCCTATACTTTTCATATATTCATTTAAAGCTTCCTCTGCTTGTCGATCGGCTTCTTCTGTAATCTTTTTCATTGTGTCTCGAGAGGGATAAGGATCATCTAATTCTTGAAACATTTCATTTGCTATTTCTTTTGCATATTGATTTTTTCTATTCATTAAAGATTCTTCTGATTCTTCTTTACCCGTTACTTTATAAAATAATTTTGATAAATCTGATATACCACCCATTTCATAACCAATACGAGTTCCCATCAAACCACCGTTCGCAGCATACCCTAAATCGTTGAGTGTTTCATTAATCTTGTCTTGATCAAATCCTGCAAGGCCCATATATCTTGTTATGTAATCTATTCTTGTTTGAATATCTTCATTACCTGCAGCTTCTTGTTCTTGTAAATATTGTTCATATTCATCATTTGCTTTTTTCGCAGCATCGTAAGCAGACTCTGCTGTGCCCGCTGTTAGAGGTGTCGTTGCGGCGCTTGAAACTTGTGTTAAATTCATACCTCCTAATTTATCAGGAGAAATAAATTCACCTAAAGATTTTGCAAACGTAGAGTCTTGAAACATTGAAGCATCTTTTAAGAATTGACCACCACCTATTGTTGCCGCAGAAAATAAAGCAGAAGCAGGATTGAATTTTTTTCCTAAAGCGGCTCTTGTTCCTATATTAGCAAGACCACCCGCTAAACCTTTTGTTATTGCAGGTGAAAGGGCTTTCATTCCTAAAGCTCCCAAACCTTTTCCAACCAAAGGACTTAAATAAGGTGCACCGAACGTAGCTGCAATATAAGGTAATGCAGGTTTTATTTCGTTAGGGATAATATCATCGATAACTCTTGTGACAGGTTTTAATGCTTTTTTAACTGACCCCATAGTGCTCCTTTGTATATGTATATCTTGTTACGACTCTTGTGATAACGTCATCATCAGTTATCCTCAGCCATTTTACAGGTTTATTATATCCAAGTAAATTAGTAAAGTATTGTTTTGTCCATTTCACAACAGATTTCACATCATCAACACAGACTACATCAATTTGCCAAGGAATGTTTCCGCTATTGTAATCTTCAGGGTTTAATTCGGCGGTTGTCATAAATCGTTTTTCTGTATCCTCATTTAAAAATGCCCAGTTTGAAAAGGCATATGGTAGCTCATTTCTGTAATGAATCTTGTATTGATTCAAGTTCACAGATGGGGCTATATGTTGGAGCACGTCCTCGAACGTGTGATCTTTGTAGCGAGGAAACAACTTATAAAGTCCATAAGCTACGGTAATATCGTATAATTTACCAGTATCTATCACAGTGTCAAGAACTTGAGTCAGTCAAAATATCAGGCATTTTAGCTACTTTAATTCTTACACTTCTACTTAAATCCTCCTGTTTAGTTTCTGTTCCTGGATTGTTGACATCATCTTGAGCTTCTTGATCAGAATTATACTCTTGATTTGTCTTGGTATTGATTAGTGTTACTTCTGTTTCAATATCAATCTCTTCAACGGTCTTACCATCTTTAACAACGGATACTTTTCCACCGGGTTCTAAAAAAGACATATTACCTCCTTACTCTCTATTCATTTCTAATATAGCACAAGTACCTTTAAACACGTTAGCACTTGCTGCTTGTAATTGTAGTTTATCGTTTTCTTCTAATACGATAGATCCATCCGAAATACCACGTGAATCACCAGAGTTTACAGTATGTTCAGCAAACTGAAAAGAGGTGCTTGCAGAATCATCATAAACAAAAGCTTTAATTTCTGTATTGGCTGTTCCTACGTTCGCTGCGTGAATGTTTTGAATAATTGCTCTGGAGTTAGAAGGACAAGTATAAACATCAACTACGGTTGTGACATTTAAATCAAACTGTGCATTCTTGTATATATTTGCCATTAACTTGTACTTCCTGAAGATTTAAACCACGTGTAACGTTCCGACTCTTGTTTTAATTCATCCAAATAAGTAGAGTTTAATTGTTCAATAATAATACCAATGGCTCTGTTTATTTGTTTTTGGTTTGATACATCGTAATCTTCTTTGGGTTCTGGTATCTTAACATTTATTTTTGCCATTATCTACCTCCGTCTGCCTGCACATCTAAACTGAAAGTACCAAATCTCCAGTTTTGATCAACATCATCATTTTCTATTTTAATATTAACATATCGACCACGAGCTCTCGTATCTTTTTTTGTGGTTGATGATGTAATTGAAAAAGGACTTAAACCTGTTGTTGTTTCGTCTTGAGAAGGAAAACGCTTCACGGCCAATGTTACCTTAGCCGTACCTTCTAATACTTTGAAGTCCGGTACAAAACGTCGAACAGCTAAAAACTGTTCACCTTCGGTACCTTGTCCTTCTAAATCAAAATCATAAGATTGTACAAAAGAATTAATCGCGGTGCTCGATCCGTCTGTATTAACTTGATTAACACCTGTTTCATGTTCAAAATATGTGGTGCCGCCTAGTCCTGTATCTCCTTGAATTACCGGAAAGGTTCCGGTATCACTTGATACAAAAGACGTTGCATACGGTTTCGGATAAATTTTCGAATCCATCCAAGAGGTACGACCCTCTGAACTAGTGTACCATATACCCCCAGGGACCTGTGCTCCTAAAGATTCTAAATAATTATATGCCACAAGTTTGTTGTTAAAACTTTCTCCCGATGCAGGATACCACCAAATAATCTCGGTAAACAGATTATTAACACCAGCTGTAATTTGTTGTCCTTTGGTCAAGTCAATATCATCATAGACAAAGTCTTCTACAGAACACGGTAAAGATTTCACTGTACCGTCGAATAAGAAGAAACCGTTGTTACTCATCCAATAAGCAACACCGTCTATTTCGACAGCTGCATTCTTACCAATTAAACCACAGTTTGTGCCAACTTGTTCAAAGCCAAATGTAAAAGGCGCACCAATAAACTTCATGGTGTACAAAGCAGTGTCGGTCCATATCAAAATAGTTTCTTTTGCTTTCAAAGCACCAATAATTTTCGTTCCGTCTTGTAATCGTTGAGTACCTGCGGCGTTAATAGCAGAAGGTGCAAACGTATTAATGTCTTCTTGGTCAGAGAATCTTATAAACATATTGTCTTGAGTGCTGGTTGTGCCAATTGTTGTTTCTGTTCCTAAGTGAATTAAGTGTCTTGTGGTAGGAGAGATAAGAGTAGTTCTAGAAGCTGTGGGATTATTAGACGTAGAAAAATCTGTTGTGCTCGTTGATGCTCGTACTGAGGTAGCACTAGTTGCTCCAGCATTCCATGTAAAAGTTTTTCCGTTGGCGATAGTGGCCACTAAAACTTGACCAAAGTTATCTAAAGACCAAAGACCAGGTTCAAGTTCTACTTGATCTGCTTGAACAGCAACACCCCATCCTTGATAATCTGATGCATTTGTTACCGTAGTACCATCACTATGAGCTGCCGTGGAGCTACCACTGACCCCTCTTGTAATTCCTGTTAAATCATTTGATGAGACACCGGTATAAGAAATTAATTCATCTTCAACAATAATCGTGCCAGAAGTAGGAAAGCCTGTTGCACTAGTTAAAGTAATCGATGTACCCGTGCCTCCTGTACCATTACTATCATTAAGTAAAGCTCCGTTTAAAGTAGTGGCAACAGCAGAATCAGCTGTACCACCCCAATTACCAACACCCCAACCATAACCATAGGTTTGTTCTTGAGGACCCACGACTTCGTAAAAATCACACGTCATCGAACCTCCTGTTGCAACAGTGGCTGTAGCGGCAGAAGGAGCGGTAATTGTAAAAGTAGTTGTGCTGGGCACTGTAATAATTTCAAATTTTTTATCTTCAAAGTCAGAAGCGCTGAGTCCCGTACCACTAGGTAGAGTCACGGAATCTAACTGCACAATATCTCCAGCGGATGCGCCATGTGATGATGATGTTGTAATCGTCACGGAAGTAGAAGCATTCGTGGTTGCCATTGTCGATGATGTCAGAGAACTTCTAATAGGTGTAATATCAAAAAGCTGACCTTCAAAGTACAACAAGAGAAACTTATCTGTCCCTAAGGCCACATATCGATTGCCATCTAAATCTGTGAAAGGATGTTGTGCTCGGACAACACCGACAATTTTATCAGGTAGAAGAGAAGACCAGCCTCCGACTTTTTCTGGTAGACCATATCGAAAGCGAACGTTATTCGAATCTACAAATCGACGTTCCGCACCTTTCGTGGTGTCCTGTTTGTCAATCCCAGGTAAGAAGTCTAAGGTAATAAGAGCCATGAGTGCTCCTTAAATTTTGTCTTTATAAGACCATCCGCGAGTCGCGTTCAGATATACTAAAGTAAAAGCCTCACCGTTTGTGCTAGAAGTTAAATTAGAAGCGGCACCATTAATATTAGAACCATTTCTAACAATAACCAAATTGTTTGAACCGAAAGAACCTTTGGCGTCAATAAAGGTCACTTCATCACCAACACTAGGAGAAGCGGGTAAAGTAACTTGTCTTGATGTTGAACTTGTATCAACGATTAATTGATCGTTGGCCACGGCTATGTAGTTACGATCAATGGAGTGATAACCTTTTTGAACAGATAATAAAACAATGTTTGTACCATCTGAATAGACAACCATCTTCGACCCCACCGACATAGTAACCCCTGTGCCAGAAACGGTTTTGAAAGTTAAAGTATAGTCACTTGTACTACGATCGGTAGCATCTTCAATTAAGTACATTTTTTCAATAGAGTCAGGAACAGTCACTGTTCGATTCGCGGCTAACGTTCCTGTTAGTTTAATAATCATATTACGACCATTGGACAGTGAGCCATTACTAATAGTAAGAGCTTGATCAGCAGATGCGACGTCTAAAGATAAAAATCCACCAACTGCTTCTTCGATTAATTGTAAATTTGTATTGGTAGTAGAACCCCATAAACCGGCTTTTTCACCTGTTGCCATGAGTTCAAATTTTTGTGATGTTGAAAAAGTTGATGCCATAGTGTTTTAAATCTACCTTATGTTTCTATGTTTGTCCATATTTGACTTGCATTGGGGTCAATATCATTCCAGGTGATGACGCCTCCTGTAGTTGAACTCGTAGTTAAAGCAGACCCTTCAGGAATTACGACAGCTTTTGCCACGATTGTTGTTCCATCAAAGCTCATGGCTGTGGTTGCTACACCTGCTGTTGTTAGGACCACTCGAGCTCCGGCCTTGGCCACTACATCGCCAACTGCCGCTGTGCCTACATTACCTGTGACAACAAAATTTGCATCACCGGTAATGGTAACTGTTCCGGTGCTCGCTGTAACAACATTCGTATCCGGAATAACTGTTTGGAAATCACTAACTATTAACTCTCCAACACTCGTCGTTACCGAACCGGCTGTTGTTAAAACAACCGTCGCATTGGCAATATTAATAATATTACCAACGGATGATGTAACAGAATTACCTGTTAAGAAGACTTTATTGAGATCTGGTTGCCCAGAAAAAGAAGTCTCAGCAAAAGAGGCAAATCCACCGAAAGACATGTTTTATCTCCTTATGATTTCGGATTATCAGCTTTAATCTGTGCGAC